CCAGTCTTCAACACCAAATATCGCTGTTTGTCTAGTTGTTTTTGCCATTCTTGATACGCCTCTATTGTTTATTTAGCGGCAACAAAAACGGCTTAGTTATACATAGGAGGCGTTGCGTTGTTGTAGATCAAAGAAAATACTCAGCCGCTCGGCATCTGTAGACGGGGTCACGGTGAGCTCTACTTGAATCAAGATTCCATTTTCTTGTGGGAAGGTTACAACTTGGCTGATGAAAATTCTAGGGTCACCTGCGGCCACACGCTGAACTTCTCGCTCTATTGCCTGCTGCGATGCTTCCACTTGATTCTCAAACAAAAAGTCCCAGAGTACCGTGCCATACGCTGGCCGCCCGGGTAGCTGACCTTGACGAATGTTAAATGCGTTCAACAGGTCGCGCTTGATCAGTTCAAAGTCTGTAAGGGTAAACTTTTTGTATTGCCCTTGGGTGTTAAAGCCAATGAATTTTTGTGCCATAGTGTATTTACCGATGCTTATGCAGCTGAACGGCCTTCAATTTTGAACTGCAATTGACTAATACGTTCTTTCAAGTCTCTACTGCGTTTTACAATTTCAAGTGCGCCAGCGTCTAGTACCTTGAAATCAGCAGCAGTAACTTGTTGCACTCGATAATCTGCAACAGTTCGAGCACGAATATACTCACCTAGTTTTGGAACAACCGTAGCGTTGTAGTTGGTCCGTCCTGTCTGGAACTCAGTATCTACTACTGCCCATTCACTTTCTGTTACTGTTTGTTGGTTTTCCAAGGCTGCAACTTTATCGTTTAGGTTAGCTAAAAATAATGCGCGAGCATTTAATAACTTTACAAGATTGTTTAAATTTGATAGAAGATCTATCAGCTGGGCTTCTGCTTCGCTGGCAGCAACAGGGGCAGGTGGACCATAATTAACCGGCGGAATTTTGTCATTGCCAGCAATACGAGTACTAGCAGCATCAACTGTGGCTCTGCTGACAGTATTAGTTGCCGGAACAGGTATCTCTATGTCTTTGAATGTGTTTGGTATCTTGGTTGACACCATGTTGACTGCAAATGCAGCATCGCGCACTGCGGTGTCGTATGCTGCCTTGACAGCACCTGTTGCATCTCCAGGTATGGGCAGGCCCTTGGCAAACGCTTCGGCATTTGGTAGACTTTTGGCAGCATTTAGACTCATACCTGCAAGGCCTTGTGCAGATAAATTTTTAACTGGTATTCCCACTGCACCCAGGCCGGCCACGCCCTTGGTCATAAGATCTTGTCGTATCAGGCCCTGAGTTGACGGGCTTGCCAACAATCCTTCAAGTCCTTGTATTCCACCTTTACCTGTCCAGATTGAAGGACTTTTGGCAACTGCTGCTAGACTGTTGGCGCCTTGTGCAAGCAGATTGCTGGTGCCAGGCTTGACATAGCCGGCCGTTTCAAGTTGTTGAATGTCCAGTCCAAACTCGCCGATGCCCTTGGCATTGGTAATTGTGCTGGCAGATTGTCCCACTAGATTTTTGGCCTGGGCCAGCACCCCAGTAACCTGGGCTGAATCCATGGGTCCTATGCCGTTTACTGCTGGTATGGTTTTGGCAAAATCAGCAACATTGATTGGATTTGGGCCCACTGGAGTTCTTGTCAGCGCACTGTTTATTGTTTGTAGTGCTGTTGTTGCCACGCTGCCGGCTTTGGCTGCGGCGCCCACCAAGGCAGAACCAGTTGTACCAAGAGCTGATACTGCTGGGCCGACTAATGCTGTTAGCCCTGCTGCTGTTCCTGCCAGAGATCCTCCAAGTGCTCCACCGGCGCCACCTAGACCACCCGCCACACTGCCTAGCACACTGCCTAACGCACCAGCTCCGCCACTGATACCACCTTGAGCAAATGCTGCATCAACTGATGATATACGTCCTGTGGATAAATCTACTCCAGCCGCTGATAGGCCAGATGCAAAACCTCCCACGTTGAGACTGCCAGTTACACCTGACTGAGCTTGTGCCACTATGGCTTGTGCGCCTGGCAAGCCATCGGCTGCTTGAGTTGCTGCACTGAGCACGTCGCCAGATTTAAACCCCACCAGGCCACCGGCATTGGCTTGCTTTTTGAAAATTTCAAATGCTTGTTCTCGAGTCAGCCCCGGAGGACCTTTGATATCAAATACTTTTGCCGACCCGTCTGGAGTGGTAGTCGATGTTGCTGCCGTTCCTGCACTGCCTGCCTGGGCATTATTGGGATCTTCAGGCGGACGCGGAAATCCCAAACTGGTCAAGCTGGGTAAGCCTCGGCGAAGTCGTTCGCCATTCACTCTGTCCCAGACTATAGTATCAGTTCCAGTATAGGTTAAATCTTCGTCTTTGGTTTTTGAATTTAGAGCAGTTTCAAAACTGGCAGCAGAACTGCCAGCAGATGACTTTAAACTATCAAGATTGAATGTAAAATTACCCATGTTATTTTGCCTGTATTTCTACGCCGGCTGGCACTGGGGTTGCGCCTGGCGGTGGAGTAGGTTTACCTTCTTCAAATGCCACGTCTACATCAACACCTTTGTTGTGATACGGATAGGGTTCATGTGTGGGGGCGCGGCTTACTATACTTTGTAGAGCGTTGGTATTAACTTCCCAGCCATCACTGGTGCTGAATTTGGTATCGTCAAACAGAGTTTTTATAATAGGCAATGCCGCAGTTACTCGACCTGCCTTGGGGCCGTTTAAATCAATTGTGCCGCCATCAAGTACTAGTGCTCCGGGTACTCCCCATGATCCTGATGCACTGTTCAGCGTTAGCACACCGTCGGCCTTGACGCCAATGGTGCTGGTACTGTACAAGGTAATATCTTGCTGTGCTCGCAACGAAATAATATTGTCACTTTCAATTTGAAATTCATCACTGGCTTTGGCTTTTATTGATCGGCCAGCATACATGTTGATATCTCGGTCGGCGTGTAAATTGATATCACCTTTGGTGCGCACGTTCACTGAGTTGGTGGCATACACATCCACTGTGCCTTCTACTCCAAACTCCAACCAGGCCTGACCGTTGGCATGAGTGATGTAAAAGAAGTTGCCAGTGTCACTCATGGTGATCTGATGACCTTTTGAGGTTCTCAATCTAAACAAGGCATTGTCACCGTCTAGATCACCGTCATCCATCACAAGACTATGTCCACCAACTCGTCCAATTACCTTGGCTTCGCTAGGCTTGATTTCTCCAGCATTTAGTTTGGTTCTAATGTCATTGGCGTTCATGCCACCCTGATAGATAGCAACCCCTGGAGTGCTAACACCAAACACAGCACTGGGAGTTTCACGCTGACTGCTGGAACGTATGGTACCACGTTCCAGGTCATTGATCAAGCCTTGTTGAAATAAACTCTGTGCCAGATAACTGTGTACCGGTTTGGGCTGATCAAAGAATCTGGGATCGTTGAAAAGTTCATCGTTGAGAGTGTTGATTTCAGTAACTGGCAGTCTTGTTGCTTTGGCAAAATATGCTTCTTGATTTTCGTTGCCTGTGACATAACGAGTTGACGATGCAATTGCTGGCACCATGTTGCCCAGGCCTTGCTCAGGAATCACTCCAATATAAAATCCTTGGCTGCGATCACCATTGACAAATATGCATACCACTGTGATACCCACATCCGGTGGAGTAAACCACATGCCGTAGCTGTTTTCATTGCCGGGATAGGCTCCTGTTGAGTCAGTGGCGCCGCCTGTGGCTGGCAACGGTGTTGATCCAAAAAATGGCGGCATGTAACTGACCGTGGTCCAGTTGGTGTCATCGTCTTCGTTGGCAGGGCCACCATCGGCAAATGCTTCAATGTACACACGCAATCGTCCTGATCGTGTGGGATCCACCGTGCTCATTACCACACCAGTAAACGGACCAAATTCTGCGGGCATGCCGCCACGATCCAGTTTGTAATTGCTTGCACGGCCTTTGACACGTGGTGTAATTTCTGCCATGGTATTCCTTATTCCTCTTTGACTATTTGCTGCGTTGAAGGGCCGCCGGTTGAACCCGGTGTGGCACTACGTCGTGATCCTATGCCAGCAGCAGCCTGAGTCAATTGTCCAACTATCTGTGTGGCTGTCAAGTTTGTTTGTCCTGTCAACACTTGTGGCAATTTTGGAGGACCAGATCCTACTGATTCTGCTACTGTGCTGATAATTCCACCAGTACCACTGGTTGCCAGTCGTGCCACACCTGCTGGCAGCAAGGTAGCATTGAGATTTGCCAGTACCCCTGGCTCAACTGTGGCTAGATTTGAAAATTGATTTGCTACACCCACGTTGTTGAATGATCCTTGTGCTCCTAGTATTGCTGCTTGTCCACCATCAGAACTGGTTAGCAGTCTAGGATCTTTGAGAGCATAATCGCTACGGGCCTGTTGGGCAGCAGCAGGTGACAACCCAGCATCGCCGCCAAGGGAGGATGCAGCACCTGATGCCATGTTTGCTCTTGCTTCTGCTTCCCCTGCATCGCCGTCATTGGCACTGGTTGATACATTTGCACCAGTACTAGCACTGGCACTGGTACTGGCACCGGACGAGGATTTGGGTTTGGGAAACAAGAACAATGTTCCTTCAACGGTTTGTTCAAATTTTCCACCTCTAAATTCGCTAAGGACTTTGACCGCATAGTATGTTCTGCTTTGTACCGCTTCTCTTGTGGTATTGGTATTGCCAGAATACCCGCCAGAATACGGGTCTGCTAGGCCAGTGTCTATGTTGTAGTCTTCGGGGCGTTGCCATACCATTTCAAACAGCACGTCACCAGTTTCAAAAGAGATGCTGCCATCTGGTGCAAAACCTGTGAGTACTTCTACTTTGTTTTCACCTTCTTTGATTTCTCTAAACAAACTGCCTTGCTGTATCCAATCAGGGTCGCCAATTATTTTTACTTTGGTGTTGGCCAGGTCCCCGGGGCTAAACAAATATTCGGCTGCATTGGCAGCAGGTTCGTTGATTTTTCCTTTTTGTCCAGAGCTGGTTTCGTTGCTACGCGGAGCATAGTTGTACTTGGCAATATCTGTTGCGCTGCTGGTAAACGCTGCTTTTTGCACAGCGGCTGCACTGTTTTTTGGGTCGTTGCCAGAAACTGTGATTGAGTATAGAGCGTTTAGTGTTTCTTGATATTCTAGTACCGCGTTGTTTTGTCCAGTAAACCAATAGGGATATCGTTTGTGTATACCGTTGAACTTGCTGGCTGGAAAATACTTGCTGTTGAGACTAGACGGAATAAAAGGTCTAACCACATACTTGATTTTGTAAGCATAATCGTTTCTCAATGGATCAATCCCGCCGGGTTGTGCTGTGGCAAACATTGTTATTATAAACCATGACACCGGTTTGTTTCTAGAATTAGGGTTGGGCGTAGATGTTCCATCTGGCTGTACTATAACCAGTTGTTGATTTGATATGTAACTGCTGTTGCGTATGGTGAGTTCTATGGCCTGCGTTATCATTTGTCCAGCGGTGATACTAAAACTCTGACTCACTGAGTCAACTGTGTTGGTGTCTTGTTTGAGACTCTGGGCATTTTTTACAGCTGGTACTCCGGCTGCTGTTTTGGCTTTGTCATCCT